TGTTCTCGGGATCCTTCACCGCCGACAGCACCGGCGCGAACACCTCGCGGCGGAAGGCCTTCTTCTTCTCGACGTATTCCGGGTCGAGGGGGTCGAGATCCTTGACGCGCTCGGCGTAGGCTTCCTCCGCCTTCAGCAGCCCCATCTTGGTGTCGAAGCGTTCCTGCTTGCGGAACCGCTCCTGGCGCTCGACGGCGAAGGACGTGACGGCCTGACCGGCGTCGGAGATGCCACGGGCGACGGCACCCGCAGCTCCGGCGATGTCGGGCACCGGCATGTCAACCATCGAGCGCGGCGCGCCGATGTTGACCCCGGAGAGGTTGGAGGCGTCTGGAAGCTTGGGCATTCGTCTGGCCTCTTAAATCTTGGGAGCCTTGTAGCCGTACTCCTGGGCGTACCAGGGCATGCCGTAGTCGGTCGTCGGCGCGTCGCCCTTCGGAGCGCCGCCGCCATACTTGGCGAAGGCGCCAGCGGCCTCGCCTACGGCGCCGATCATCTGCCCGGCGGCCATCCACCTCGACAGGCCGCGGTTCTGGCGGGCGGCGTTCACACCCACCCGTCCGCGGTACATCAGGTCGTCGGCTTTCACCTGTCCGGTGCGGAGGATGTCACGGGTCTGGACGTTGCCTTCCTTGGCGATGTTGCCGAGGATGTTCAGCACAGTGTCGTCCGTGGCCCTGCCGCCGGAAGACGCGGCCACCGCCTGCACCCTGCTCTGCAGCCCCTTCACCTCGCGGTTCTTGGCCTCGGCCTCCCGGGTGGCGGCGGCCAGCTCCTCCGACGCGATGCGGTTCATCTGTGCGCGTTCGTTCTTCGCCGCAGCCAGTGCGGCGTTGCCTTGGGCGATCGTGCCAGCAGCACCGATGCCGCCAGCCGCCAGGCTACCAGCGGCAGACGCGGCCAATAGAGCGAGCTCAATTCCTGACATTCTTCTGCACCTTCTTGTTCCGCCACACCCAGATCTCGTGGCCGTCAACCTCGCCTTCGCGCTCGAACCCGGCGCGCGTCAGCAGCCGCTCCGACGTGTCGAAGCCGGTGTCGCGGCTCACCCGGATCTCGGGGATCTTCTTCTCGCGCGCCCAGTCGAGGAGCTTCAGCGTGTACCGATAGAGCGCCTTCAGCCTGAACCCGGGGCGCTGATCCATGAAGCCCCAGACCTTGCCGTCCGTGCCCAGCATCAAACCGCCCACCGCCACCGTCCTCGAACGGCAGCGGGCGGCGTAGCCCTTCATTGGAAGAAAGAGACGCCCGCCGTAGAAGCGGAACATCTCGCGCTCGTCGAGATCCTTAACCGCGATCATTCGTCTGCAGATGGATGACCATGCCGGCGATCGTCGCCGGGTAAGGACTGTTCGCCTCGATGCACACACGGCTGTCGGTGTCGAACTTGCCGCCGAAGGCCGTTGCGTCGTAGTCCCACTCGCCGACGATGAAGTAGGGCTCCCGCGCCTTGCCCTTGTAGATCGAGGACAGCTTCGACATATTGTCGAAGTCGCGGCCGATCCTGAGACCGTCCGGTGCGGTGTTCACGCCCAGCAGCGCCAGGTGATCGACCCGCTTCTTCTGTGTCAGCGCCGTGCCTGCCGTCGAGCCATAGGCCAGCTTGACGCTCTTGAACCGCGCCTGATACGGCAGGCCGATGATGATGTCGGTGACGGCGAAGTCGAGCGTAATCTCGCCGGAGCCGTTCACCGTGTAAACTGTACGCGGTTCTGTTGCGTTTTCGTCCGTCACCTGGAAGGCGTCGTCCTGGAAGCTGTCGTTATCGAAGCCGCCGAAACGCTGGTAGTAGACGACCACCTGCTTGCCGATCAGATGGGTGAGGCCCGTCACCGTCTGCGTCGGGCTGACGGAGGTGAACCGGACTGAACTGTCAACCAGCCAGCTTTCCTCGCCGCCCTGCAGCTCTGCGGTGGACGCGAACTTCTCGATGTACCGCTTGGTGACGTTGTTGATGGTGCGCCGCACGACGAAATAGACGTCGTCCTCCTCGCCCGTGGGCAGGATCGCGATGCTCTCGAACTCGCCGTCCGTCTCCATGCGGCAGAGGCCCGAGACGGCGTCGGCGCGGTCATAGACCAGCATCGCCAGCTTGCCGTCTTCCTTCACGAAATAGGCGCGGGTGTCGGGCTGACGTTGTACAGCTACCTGTACAATTCCAGGCTTGCCGATGTCCTGGTTGAGGCGGGTGATCTCGCGCGAGGAATAGTCGTTGATCTCGACGTCGTAGACGATCTCGAAGATCTTGGACTTGTTGCGCTGGACGAAGATGCCTGTGCTGTCCACGGCGATGGCCTGCACCGGCGAGCTGCCGACCGTCGAGGCATTGCGTGCCGTGAAGGCGGTCGGCGTCAGCGGCTCGTCGAAGCTGGACGACCGGATCGACACCTCGGCCGATGCCGTGCCCACAAGCAGGCGCTGGAGCGGCAGCAGCCAGCCGATGCCTTCGACGGGGCCGGTGGCAACCGACCGGACGATGGGGCCGGCGTCACCTTCAGTGTTCGGGTCGTAGTTGTAGAAGTCGTCACTGACGGACCCGTAGATCTTGTCGAGGCCCGCCCACCAGATGCGTCCGTCGTGGAAGGCGACGGACGACGGCCAGCTGGCGGCGTTGGACCATGCGCCCTCGCGCCAGTCCTCTGTGTAGTCCGTGCCGCCGAGCTGGCGGATCACCTCGGCGGATGCCGACGTTGTACTGGCCACGTCCGTCAGCCGGAAGATGCCGGTCTTGTTGCCGCCTTGATAGGTCAGGCTCGCGGTGATGGTGCCGACGATGGTGGCGCCCGGCCGCGCGGCCAGACGGTAGTAGACGATGAGATTGTTGGACGACGCGACCGTCGGGCTCGAGGTGCTGTCGTCAACGGGTGTGTTACTCTCGTTCGCTGTGTAGGTGTCGTAGGATGTCCAGCCTTCCGGCACGCCATAGGCGCGCTCAAGCGTCACCGTGCCCGACGCGCCGGAGCCATAGGTGATGTTTACGAAGAAGCGGCGGTCCTGCGTATTGACGCCCGTCACCCGGATCCAGTCGGAATACTGATCCTCGCCGGTGATGATGATGTCGGGCTGCTGGCGGGGGTGGGTGATTTCGAAGATGGACCCGACCATGCCGCTTGTGAAGAACGGCTGGTCTGCCGTGATCGTGACGTCGCCGGTGATCGCGGATGGCTTGAGCTTTTCCTTGCGGGCGCTGTAGCCGAGATAGGGGCCGGCGGTCGTGTAGTATTTCGACAGGCCCCAGGAGTTCGCCCCGCGGCGCTCGATCTTGTATTGCTGGTAGCCATCGCAGGCGAGGAAGATCACAGACCCAGACTGGGCGTAGCGGATCAGGTTGAGGTCAGCCTCCGCCCACGGCACCGGGATTAGCAGGTCGGCGTTCTTGTAGAAGTCGATGCTGTCGATCAGCCGGTTGGCGCGACCCTCATTGATGGCCTCGACCTCGATGTAGATGGTGCCGGTGCCCGGCGTGAAGGCAATGTGGTGCGTCCCTTCGTCCAGCGTCTGGTTGCCGATGATCTCAGCCCCGCCCGCCGTCGAGCCGACGCGGAAGATCACAGGCCCCCGGGCGACGGCGATCTTGATGCAGTGCAGCTTGGCCTGGTCGCCTGCCCCGACGCTCGCCGACTGTCTCGCGCGGGCGTAAGAGTATTCCGTGCTCGACAGCACCAGCTGGCCGCTGGCGAAAGACACGGAAGCACCCGTCGTGGACTGGTTCGACCAGCCGCGATAGTAGGTGACGTTCGACGTCGTGATGGTGCCGGAAGCGACCGTCGTGACGGTGAACGCATTCGCGTTGGTGACGGTGATCGTGTAGAAGCCGTCGAGCGCGCCGCCGCTGGTGAAGTCGCAATAGATCACGTCGCCGCTCGTCATGCCGTGGCTGGTGCTGGTCACGGTCACAGTGGTCGTCGAGCGGGTGTAGGTTGCGGTGATCCCATTGAAGGCGCCATTGGTCAGCACCGTCGAGTGGTCAGGGTAGGTGATCAGGTTGTCGGCCGTCCGCACCCGCATGCCCGAAGGCGTGATCTCGATCAGCGACGTGGTCGAGGCGTTGAAGATGAACGGCAGCAGCCGGCACTTCTCGTCGTCGTAGGTCGAACCGAAATACTTCAGCCCCGGACGCATCGAGATCGGGCCCAGCACGGTCGGCACGAAGTTGACCATGCTCTCGGCGGCTAGCCGCATCTTCTCGAGATCGACGCGCGCCAGCGCCGTCCTGCCGACCTCGCCCGCGTTGAGGGCGAAGAATGGAACCTGTGCTCGTGCCATCTAGATCAGTACCCCGACAGAGGACCGCGATCGCGCGGCACGGATGAGCCGCGCATGGACCGGAGCCACGCCCCGGGCTTGAAGATCATCTTGGACTGGTCCAAGGCGTCCTTGTTCTTCGCAGACGCCAGGATGTCCTTGTATTGCGCCATCAGGGCCTCGGCCTTGGAGCCGCTACCGGACAGACGCTCGGCGCATTCCATCGCGAGATAGGCTGCCACCGCCTTGGCAAAGGTCGGAGGCCAGTTCGGGATCTGGTCATCGACGGCCTTCTCCTTGCTGATGAACCGGATGTAGAGCTCTTCCCAGTTCGAGTAGATCCTGTCACCCTCGTCTCGGTACATCGCCTCCTCGGTGAACAGGCTGTTCGCCGAGATGGTGATGGTGCGGACCCAGTTCAGCGGCTTGTCGAAGGTGAAGCTGAAGCCGGGGATCGGCGGCTGGCCGGCGTCGGCCGTGATCAGCTGGGTCTTGGTGGCGAAGTTCCACAAGCCCTCCGAGAACATGAACTCGACGGCATCGTCCCAGGCGTCGTCGAGGACATAGCGCGCCTCGGTGTCCTCGGTGAGCGAGGAAAGGCGAAGGTCGCCGATGGCGCGGAGCGCATCATTATACAGGCCCAACTTGCTCGGCATGGCGGCCTCACCCTTTCATCAGGCAGCAATCTTGCTGCGGTATTCCTCTGCGGCCTTGTTGGCCTCGGCTTCGGTGCCAAGCCCCGCCTTGATCACCTCGCCCTTGTGGACGACGCGCCAGCGGTCCTGCTTGCCGCCGTAATCGACGACGAGATCTGCGGGCATTTCCTTCGGGGCTGCGCGCTTGGCAGCAACCGCCTCGACGTAGTGGCGGATCACCCGCACCTTCGCGAAGGTGGGCCCGACCTCCATCACCCGGAGATCGCAGTCGAGGGCATTGTCCTCGGAGATCACCTCGATGATGGCGTTCGGCTTCAGCCGGTAGGCGAGGTTCGCCCAGTAGGTCGGCGCGGTCACATCATCCAGCGTCGTGCCGGCGGGAACCGTGGCAGTCATGTGGATCCGCACATAATGGCTGTGATCCATCGCGGTCGGTTTGAGAGCCTTCATCTATTCCTCGTGAGAAAAAGAGGGGGCCGGGATTGGCCCCCTCTCAAGGTCGTTAGTCGGAGTTGGTCGCCGTCACGGCGGTGCCATCCGACAGGTTGGCGCCGGTGGAGGCAACGGTCAGCACCGAGAAGATGTGGTGACCCTGACAGGTCGCCTTGGTGCTGATGTTGTCCCACTTGGTGTAGAGGATGATGTCGCCCTTCCTCATGCCGCGCGTCAGAGCGTCGGTGATGAAGTTTGCAGCATCCACATCGGTTACAGCGTCCGTGCCCTGGAGAGACCAGAGCTGCGGGCTGTCAGCCTTCATGGACGGAACCATGAGGCGCAGTTCGGCAGGTACATATGCCATTAGAGATCACTCCTTGTTAGAACGAGGCCGTATCATCGGTCGTGACCTCGATCACACCAGCGTTCTGGAGGATCTTGGCGCCGTGATAGATGGAATGACGGGCATAGCTGTAGTCATGCTCGCCGTTGTAGCCCACGTCCACCTTGATGGAACCGGTGTCGATCGCGTGGCCGATGGCGGCCTTGTGATAGACGTAGTTCTTCGCGGAAGACGTACCGACACCCGGAACACGCGGATGCATGATGTGCATCGCGCCCAGGAAGCGGAACGGAGCCTGATAGCTGTCAACCAGCGGCTTCGAGTTGACATAGTCAACCGAGGTCGCCTGGGCGAAGGTCAGGATGCGGGCGTAGGTCTTCGGCGACCACACGCAGGTGATCATGCCGTCGTTGTCCACCTCGCTCTCGTAGAGATCCGAGATGATATCGACCAGCTTCGCATAGGACAGCGTGATGGCGCTGCCCGAGTTGTAGTTGGTCGTCGTGGCGTTCAGCGCCGTCAGGATGGTGTCGTCCATCTCCTTGTTGGCAGCCTTCATGCCGCGCTCCTGAAGGATGCGACGGCGATCGGACTGGCCACCGAAGATGTCGAAGCCAGTGGCGGTCGCGCGGTGATGCATTTCCTTCAGCGTGATCGTCACCTGGGTGTCGATCTCGGACGCCGCCGGGATGAGGCCATCGACGCCACGTTCCTTCATGGTGTCGGCCTTGCCGGTGACGAGGAACACGGCCGAGGCGCCCTTGATCATGGCTTCGGTCGTGACGCTGTCGCGGAGGTAGGATTGACGCTGTTCGAAGGAAGCAACGTACTCGTCCCGGTACAGGATCTGAGTAGGATTAAGTGCCATCTGTAGCACTCCTCTGATTAGGTTGAGGGGCGCTTCAGTCGTCGGGTGTCTGCGCGTGCGAGATCGGAGCGGTGCCCGAAGGGGCTCCACTCGCGTTGCAGGGCTAGACTTCTGCTATTGGTTCAGTTCGGTGTTGCCGGGCCGCTCGTGGCGGGGTGCCGGCGATACTCGCGTCAGCGAGATTTCTTCTTGCCCGGCTTGACGATCTTCTTGCCGGGCTTCGGCTTCTTCGAGCCGACGTAATGGGTGAC